CATGGGATTTTTTGATTTTTTAAAACCAAGAAATAAAGAATATGTCGAGTCCTGTTGGCCTGGGGGCAAGATGCTGCAGGTTCACATGGATTATGACACACAACAACAAGTATTTACTTATGTGGGGCGTTATGGTTTGCAATTTAGTATAGCTAGAGCAGATTTGACTGAGATTATTGTAAAAGAAGTAAGCCGTACTCATAGCGTAATTCAGTTCTATAAAGGCGATGAATGCGTAGGAACTACTGATATTACTCCTATAGAGGCTTGTGAAACGATAAAGGATTGGATGCAACAATTCTAGTGTATATATTTTATAGGGATGTAATAAATATTCTTTACATTCCTATAAAATAGGCATATAATAAGTCGTGTCATGGACCACTAGCTCAGCTGGCAGAGCACCTGACTCTTAATCAGGGTGTCCAGGGTTCGAACCCCTGGTGGTCCACCATATCGCATGAGTGCGAACATTCAATGGCCTGTTCCTTAAATTGGGGCAGGTCATTGCTATAATTAAATACAATTTCAACCCTATCATCAAATATGGTAGCTTGCTTTATGAAAGTGTCAATAATGCTTGCTCTACCTTGCTTGGTGGTAGGGTTTTCTTTTGCCATTTTGTGTAAAAAGAACTCTATATGTTCCGCAGTTAATTGGATTTGATTGCTTGCTATTTCGTGGTTCGTACGGCGTGTCATGTGGTCTTGTAATTCCGCCTCTGTTTTCTCTATTTGATTTTGTAGTGTGTCAGATATGAAACCTTTGGCGATTGCTTTCATGTAATTATCTAATTCAGATTGTAATTGTTTGATACGATCATTAATAGATTGTAATTCTAATTCACTTGTACTCATCATTTCCTTATTGGCTTTGATAGCCATTTTGGCTAATTCCTCAATAGTATTAGGTTGATTTAGTATCTCAAGTGTTTTATTGATTACAATATCCTCAACTATTTCTCGTTTTATATTTGGTGCATCGCAAGTGTGATGTTTTCTACGATTGTTGCATACATAATAGTAATGCTTTTCACCGCTCCTAGAAGTAGCCGTAGAGCCTACGTAATGAGCGTTACACTTTCCGCAGTATAATTTTCCGCATAAATTGTAAAACTCGCTCCTAGAGGCCTTTAATTTAATTCTACGGCTATTTGCTGTTTGTACTTTATCGAATATTTCTTTTGAAATAATAGAAGGAATAGCATCTTCTACTATAATGTCATTCCATTTCATGATGCCGATGTATTTCTCATTGCTTAAAATGCGTCTAACCACCGCATACGAGAACTTTCCGCCTTTCTTGGATAAATACCCTTTGGAATTTAGAAACGAGCATATAGAGGGGATAGAGTGCCCTTTTAGGTACATTTCAAAGATACGTTCTACTATTTTTGCCTCGTGTTTGTTGATGATGAGTGAATTATCATTTGTCTTATCGTAGCCTAGCGGTGTAGGTGTGCCGTTCATCTTGCCTTTTAATGCATTATCGGTCATGCCACGTCTAACCTTTTGAGCCAATTCCGCACTATAATATTCCGCCATACCCTCTAATACAGATTCGAGGATAATACCAGCTGGATCACTACTGATATTTTCCTTTGCACTTATCACCTTAACGCCATTACGTTTTAGAATGGATTTGTAAACGGCACTATCCTCACGGCTACGGCTAAAGCGATCTAATTGGTATACAATAACATATTCAAAATTATGTTTCTTTGCATCGTCAATCATTTGGCGAAACTCTGGGCGGTGGTCTGTACGTGCTGATAATGCTTTATCTGTGTATATATGGGTGATGATGATACCCTCACGCTCCGCATATGCTTTACATTCTCTTATTTGCCCTTCAATTGATTCATCACGTTGCTTATCGGACGAGTATCTAGCGTATATTACACCTTTTGACAATTCCATAGTTAATCCTCTCTACAAATAAAGCCACCTATGTAGGTGGCTCTTTTTTATTAAAATGTTCCGTCTAAAACATCATCATACCAATGTTTTTTCTTTTGTTCCTGTTGTGTTTGTTGCGTTTGTTGAGTGTCTACTGTTGATGTTCTGTGTATATCGTTTTGTGCTTGCCAATTGTCCAATGCCTTTTTAGTGCCATCATCTACTTTGTGCAAATCGTCCATTTCTTTCTGTGTCATGGAAATTGTAGCGTTTAGAAAATCCTGTTCGTCCATCAATTCAGACGTACCATCGTCATAATGTACTAAAACTTTTGTTCCGTCTAATGCTTTAAACTCTTCATGAGATACAATGTCTTTTGCCATTGCGGTAGTAGATAGTGCCAATAATGCAGTTAATAATACTAAAGTCTTTTTCATTTCCTTATCTCCCTTACTTGAAATGATGATAAAAGTTAATATCGGTTAGCGTTTCATCTTGTAGATCATACCGCCTTACCATTTCTTCAACTAAATTTACATGACTATCTAGGTAAAAATCATCATTAATGATATGTGATAGCTCATGCCGTATTTCTGCTTTCATTTTATCATGTGGCAAGTTTTTATTCACATATATATTATGTGTATCTATATCTTCCGTTTCTTCTGATATAGCCTTAACAGATGGTAAATCGCAGTAAATTATGTTTACTACCAATACAACACACTCCCCATTTATGGTACCCACGCTTTGAGGGGTACCATTATTTATTTTTAGACTTTAAAAACTCGATATACTCGACCGCCTTTTGCATATCCTCTTTTGATATATCTTTCGCAGCCGAAAATAGAAGTCTAGCACCAGGTCGAGTACGTAACATTTCAGCATATTCAGCCGTATCTGGATTTGTATAATATCCGTCATTAGGCGTAACGGCTTTTTCTATATCATCAGTTGTAATATTTAACCCTTTACATATTTTAATTACATTATCAATCGATGCACCGCCTACATTTTTTAGTATTGAAAGCATTGTAGAGTATGGCATGTCAATTTTTAAAGCAAATTCTTTTATTGTTCCTTGCTCTAATATTAATCCCTTTAGATATTCTTCTCTAGTCATTGATACTACCTCTATATATTAACTATATACACATCATAGCATTAAAAGAACGATATTTCAATATCTAAAAACGAAATAACGATTATATACTGTTTTTAAATAAAACTTCAACAACTGTTTATTAGACAAAAACGATATTTCGTTTTATACTTTAGACATAGGAAAACGAAAAAACGTTTTACTAAAACGATAATTTAAAGTTGAAAGGTGGTGTGTTAATGTTCCCAAATCTAAACGCAGAATTGGCAAGAAGTGGTATTACTAAGAAAGAACTAGCAATTCGAATGCAAAAACGATATGCGACATTGTTAGGTAAGTTAAATGGTAAATATCCACTTACTTATGACGAATGCAAACAAATTAAGTTTTGTATCCATTCTGATTTGCCTATTGAAACTCTTTTTTTTACCAAGTAACACGAAATATCGTGTTGAAAGGAGCAGAAAGTGAGGTCATTTATAGAAGAAATCCACAATTTTTACAAAAACCCTAAAAACCTAGCTGAATTCCAAGAATGGAAAGAGGCTAAAGCATCTAAAGGAAAGGATATAAACAGTAATGAACTTCATATATGTAATCAGAACCATCGCCATTTTCTTGATGGCAGGGTCAATCGGTTCGGTGGAAATTGACCGAATAGACCTGTGGACAGGGTTTTGTCAGTCAATGTTAGGGTTGACGTTACTCATCTTATCCAATTTTTGGATGAGAGAAATTAGAAAGGAGATAAAAAAATGAGATTGATCAGAACGATAAAGAACAAAAAACAAGTCAACCCTGATAAGGCGTATGCACTTGGATTCTGGTGTACACCAAAACAATTGTCAGAAAAATCAAAAACTAAATTGTTCGACCGCTTACGTGCGGCGGTAACACAACAAGTAAATAAAGAAAATGCACGTTTACAAATCCAATATCGTGCCTTTGATTATCAAGAAATTGATTTCAGAGTATCCGATATTTGGGACAATTGTGCGGTACCAAGCATCATCTTGGTTTGCCGAGAAATGGAGGGAAAAGTATGAATATGTATGAATATTGGCACAAGAACGCAGATTCTCATGTATATGCATTAGAACATGATGAGGTTTTAACAGAAGAAACAATAAGAAGTGCAAAGAATTTTATTTCCAATGCTTTTAAGCATGACAGAGATCATTGTGCAGAAAAAGTATCAATAGCACTTCAAAAGAGATTAGAAAAAGAAAAAGCACGCTAGACCGACCAAAGCCATAAGCGTGCGAGTAGAGAGTATGTGAAATATCTCTACTTGCATTTTAACACAAATATAAGGAGAAAAACATGGAAATTAATTTAACACCAGTTGTTAGCCGAAACGAACAAGTATTCAAATGGAATAAAGATGAAATTAAATCTTACTTTGAGGCACAGTTAGAGAAATACAAAGGCCTTGTAGTAACGGAAGAAAACTACAAGGACATGGTAAGTGCTAAAAATGAAATCGTTAAGTATAGAACAACACTTGATAAATTCTGTAAAGAGAAAAAACGAGAACTCAAAAGACCTATTGAACTGTTTGAGGAAGAAGTAAATGAAGTATTGAAAGTTGTTTGCGATGCAGAAAAGCCACTCGCAGAACAAATTAAATACTTTGACGAAAAAGAAGTACAAGCAAAAACAGAAACCATCAATAAGTTTATTGAAAAGATGGTTGAAAAGTATAACGTCCGTGCAGAATATGCAGAACAGCTACAACGCGATAAACGCTGGTTAAATAAAACCGCAAAAATGAAAGACATCGAAACCTCTATTGAGGGGATGATGATTGAAATTGCTAAACGTCAACAATCTGATGATGATTACAAACAAATTTTAGCGGAAAAGAAAGGCATGATTGAATTTGTTGTAGATACCTGTAACCAACAATATGATTTGGTAACACCAATAGGCTTTCAAGAATGTTGGTTAACTGTAAAGGATATGCCGCTAGATCAAGCACGAGAAGTTATTAACGCAAAATTCACAGAACGTAGTGAAATGGAACTTGCTGCTAAACAGTCAATAGAAACTAACCACTTTGAAAACGAGATTAAGGAAGTTGGCGAAGTGAGTGAGTGTGCTACAGTTAAAATTTTTAATTTAAACAATGAAGAATTAAATGACGTTATCGCATTCTTGGAAATGCGTGGATATGAATACGAGGTGTAAATGGATAGTAGATATACAGCGGTTTCCAAAGTGCCTCAATCAGCGTTAAAAATGATTGAGTTTGGAAAACTAAAAGGCAAGTTTGATATTAACCCTCAATGGAGATGGGAAATTCTAACCGAAACATATGGAATGTGTGGTATTGGTTGGAAGTTTGAAATAGTTGATATTACTCATGTTCCTGTAGAGGCAACAGGTGAAACTATGCTTTATGTAAAGGTAAACCTGTTTATTAAAAATGGTGATGAATGGAGTGAACCAATCATTGGGTATGGTGGTGATTTCTTGATTGAAAAAGATAAGAACGGTATTCATGGTAATGATGAGGCATTCAAAATGGCGGTTACAGATGCATTAGGCACTGCAGCAAAAATGATTGGTGTAGGTGCTGATGTTTATCGAGGTTTGCAAGATACGAAAATCAATGCAACAGCAGAAAAAGAAAAGAAAGAAAAAGAGTATGACCCTCACAATGCATATGCAATTGTATTGCAAACTGCTGATAAACATGGGATTAGTAAGGAACAACTAAACCAACAACTCACAAAAATGTTTGGTGTTGGAGTGATCGATAACATTACGAGAGACCAAATGTCTATGCTTTATGACTGGGTAAAAGGTTATGAAGTGGACAACAAATAACATCGAATTATTAAGAAGTCCTCTAGGTGTAATGGTAGTAATACCAGCACCGCATGACAACGACCTAGCAAAACTAGATAAAGACAAAGAATACGTGATAGAGATTAAAAAGAAGTCAAAATCACGCAGTATGAACGCTAATGCTTATTGCTGGGTTCTATGTCAAAAGATAGCGGAAGTCATGAGCGGTCATTCGTACACATCTAAAGAGGATGTGTACCGCAAAGCAATTAAAGATTGTAGCCATTTTAGTTATGTACCAGTACGTGAGGATGCCATAGAAAGATACATTCAAATATGGCAAGCACACGGAATAGGGTGGATAGCCGAAGATGCTGGCGAATGCCAAAGTCTAAAAGGGTACCACAACATCATGTGCTACCACGGCAGCAGCGTTTACAACACAAAAGAAATGGCAAGGCTTATTGATTGTCTAACAGATGAATGTGAACAACTAGGTATTCAGTTAGAACCTAGTGAATATATTCAATCACTCATAGAGGGGTGGGATAGTGAACAACAGAAAGAAAAGGGATAACAAATTATATGCAGTAACACGAAAACAAGCATATGAACGTGATAATGGGTTATGCGTGATATGTGGAAGTATGGCTAATCAGTGCCATCACATAGTATTTAGATCGCAAGGCGGATTGAGTAATTTAAGTAATCTAGCTTGCCTATGTACAGATTGCCACTACCAGGCACATGGTGTGTTTGCAAAAGAGATAAGAAGAAACCTATTGAAGGAAGTAGAAAAGAGGACTAAAAAATATGAAAGAACTCAAAGTTATTAAAGCGTGGTGTGATAGTCAAATAGAGTATTACAAAGACTGGGAAAACGAAAAAGAATACAACGATGCGAAAAATGAACTTCAATTGTTGCATACATTGTCAAAAATGCTAGATAGTGCAATTGAAGAAAATCAAACACCAGCTGGCTCGCTTGTGTTCCGTGGTAGCAATATCAAATGGGAAACTCCAGATAGTGAGGACTAGCTTATGGCCGAACGAAGAATGATGGCTAAATCGGTTATTGATACTGATACATTCTTGGACATGCCAGCAAGCACTCAAAACCTGTATTTCCATATGCTACTAAGAGCCGATGATGATGGGTTTATTGCAAGTCCTAAAGGAATATTAAGAATAATTGGTGCAAGCGATGATGATTTAAAACTTTTGTTAGTGAAACAATACCTTTTTAGATTTGAAAGCGGTGTTGTTGTAATCAAAGACTGGAAGATACATAACTACATTCAGAGTGATCGCTATAAGCCAAGTTTACAACCAGAACGTGAGTTACTGACTATCACTGCTAACAAGGAATACACACTGACTAACAGTGATGTATCCGATATGGATACAAAATGTATACAAAATGTATCCATAGGTAAGGTTAGGTTAGGTAAGGTTAGGTTAGGTAAGGTTAGGTTAGATAAGAATAATATGTCGAGTAAACTCGACTGCACGGACGAAATTATTCAACACCTTAACATGCGTGCTGGTACTAAATATAAAAGTAATACCGCTAAAACAAAGCAATTAATCAATGCAAGATTAAATGAAGGGTTTACGCTTGATGATTTTAAAATAGTCATTGATAAAAAGTGCGTTGAATGGTGCGGTACTGAATTTGAAAAATTCCTAAGACCTAACACGCTATTCGGAACTAAGTTTGAATCATATCTAAATCAGAATGTTGTTAAGCCAAAAAGCAAAAAAGGCGATGCAATTGATGCGGTTAAAGATTTGTACATTAAATATGGTGGTGATAATGGTGAACAAGAAACAACAGATAGTGAAGATACTATCGACATTACAGCTAGCGTACAGTACTGATTTATCAATAGAACGATTAGAAATGTATGTTGAAATGTTGGCAGATATCAATCCAGTTACATTAGAACAAGCGATAAAAAATATAGTTAAGACAAGAAAATTCTTACCTACTATAGCTGAAATCAGAGAGGAATGTTCCGCATTAAGTGCATATGTGAATATGCATGATGAAGTGGAAACTGCACAAACTGCATGGGAGAAAGTAATCAAAGTAGTAGGTACTTATGGTTATGACAATGGAAAGGAGCATTTAGAGGGGATTACCTTAACGTCTGCAAGAACGATATGGTCGTCCTTTGACCCTAGAATGGGTCATGAATACAACGAGGCAAGTTGTAGATCACAATTCATCCGTTGCTATGAGCAACTGGCGGAACGTGAAAAGCATCGTCAACGTATGGCAAATTCAATAAAGGATAATCACCTATTATTGAAAGCACGAGAAAAGGCGGAACATGAAAAATCATTGATAAGTGCAGGTCAAAAGCAAATAGAAATGACTGCTACAGGTAATTTAGTAGAAGTTGCAAGAGAACCTGTAGACGTTGTGAAAGTATTAGAAGAAAGCACCATATCGGATAGTGCGAAAGAACTTATACGAGGTGCATTAGGGGGATAACACATGGAATATACGGGAAGTATAAAAGTAGAGTTTAGTATCAGTACTAACATAGCTGCTGAAACAGAGGGACAAGCGTGGCACAAACTGCATCAAATCATCGATTATTTGAATGACAATGTAACAATCGATTGCAAGTTAGGTAGTGAATACGATGTGAGCGTTGATGAGTGCAACGTACAACCGAATTATATAAGTGAGTTTTAAGAAAGGAAATTGATATGAACACAGTACAAATTTTAGGTAATCTTACACGTGATCCAGAAGTACGCTATACCCAAAGCGGAAAAGCAGTAGCAACTTTCACAGTAGCAGCAAGCAATACATACATTGATAGTAACAATGAAACAAAAGAACAAACTGCTTTCATTAATTGTGTAGCATGGGGAAAGCTAGGCGAAAGCATTGGTAATTTGCGTAAAGGCAATAGAGCGTTTGTAGAGGGTAGACTTCAAACACGTTCATATGAAACACAGGATGGTCAAAAACGATACGTAACAGAAGTTGTAGCAAACTTTGTAGGTACATCTTTAACAAATGATGAAACTGCATCTAGTAACTTTGATAGTTTTGAAAACAATGGTACTGATGAAAATATTCCGTTTTAGGTGATCAAATGGCTTATAAACATAAAGATTGTGTTAATAACTGGATAGTTAGTAAAAAGAAACATCCACGATATGTACAACTGATGAAGTCATTACAATTATTGTTTGGACTATTTCAAGAGGCAAAATATGTAGACTTTATAAATGTTGTGTATGGAGAGGATGCAGATTGTTATGAGGCTGCATTTTATAGGATAAAAGCATATTACAAACAATATCCAAAGTTAAGAAAACGAAAGATGCCAAGGATAAATGGTGGTTGCGATATGTATGACATACCACCAAGCCAGTTATAAAGGAGTGAGTAACAATGCTAGTAAAAGATGAAACAAAATATTGTTGGTGTGAGGATGAAGTAGCTGGCGAACCGCAAGATAGCATTAAAGATGCTATCGCAGATTATGTAGACAATGAATATAACTACGGTGATTTTGATAGTTTGAGCCGAGAAGAATTGTTAAAAACAACAATAGAAATCGGTCATCCTTATAAATACGTTCCAGAAATTGACGGTGAGCGAGTTATTTGGAATGTGCTTGATTACAACTTAGATGATGAAATCGAAGAATGGTCAGACGATTACATGAAAAATGTTAAAAATGAGCATATTGACGAACTAAGCGATGAGCTAACAAAAGTATTCCAAGCGTGGGAAAAACGTCATGGGTACGAGAACAGATCATGGGTTGTACAAGAAACAAAACCATATCGTATTGGTGATTACATCGACAAATAGGGATATTGATTATGAAAGTACCGTGTAAAGGAGATTAAAAATGAAAGTACATGAATTAATTGAAAAATTGGAAAAATGTTATCCTGATCAAGAATGCTTTGTTGAAGTTGGATACAAGCAGTATGAGATTGATTATATCAATGATTCAAATGACGGTTTAGAAGTAGTGTTAGTTACTGGTTGGGAAAAAGACGAGGACGCAGAGTAAAAGATATTTTAAAACGAAGTGAATAATATAGAGTGGTGAATAGATGAAAGTAGAATTATTTAATGATAATTTTCAAAACTTTAAACGATATGGAATACCAAAGGCACAATTAGTAATTGCTGACATTCCATATAATTTAGGAAACAATGCCTATGCAAGTAATCCTATGTGGTATGTAGGGGGGGATAACAAGAATGGCGAAAGTAAAAAAGCAGGTAAAGCGTTCTTTAACTCCGATTATAATTTCAACATTGCAGAATATTTTCACTTTTGCAATAGGTTGTTAAAGAAAGAGCCTAAAGAACGAGGGAAAGCACCATGCATGATTGTATTCTGTTCGTTCCAACAAATGCCAATGGTAATTGAATACGCTAATAAACATGGGTTTAAGAATTATATTCCTATCACGTTTAACAAAAACTATTCCGCACAAGTATTAAAAGCTAATATGCGAATAGTAGGTGCTACAGAATATGCGTTAATTCTGTATCGTGAAAAGTTGCCTAAATTCAATAACAACAAAAAAATGATATTTGATCACTTTGAATGGAAACGTGATAACAAGAATATCGTTCCTAACATTCATCCAACACAAAAGCCTGTAAACGTACTCAAACGATTGATAGAAATATTCACGGATGAGGGCGATGTAATCATCGACCCTGTAGCTGGTAGCGGTAGTACGTTAAGGGCGGCGATGGAACTCGGAAGGAGTGCATACGGCTTTGAGATTGATAGAAGAATGTATGCAAAAGCAAAAGATAAAATGTTAGACAATGTAAAAGTGCAAACAAATTTGATGGAATTTGCAGAATAAGGCGGCGATGAAGATTGCAAACAGACAAGAAGAAAAAGAAAGTAAATAGTAAGCAGAAAGGAGCAAGAGGTGAACGCCTATGGCGTGATGTATGCCGTGCCAATGGGTTTGATAAGGTAAGGCGAACAGTCCAATATTGCGGTAATACAGGCGATGCATCGGACTGCGTAGGTTTACCAAACATCCACCAAGAGGTGAAGTTTGTAGAAAACCTCAATGTAAGGAAAGCCTATGAGCAAGCAGAACACGATGCAATACAAGCAGATAATGGCGATATGCCAATAGTTGCATGGAAGAAAAATAATAAGCCTTGGTTAGTAGTAATGAGTGCGGATAATTTCTTCCGCATATATAAAGAAAGTGAGTGGAGTAAGGATTATGGCAGTAACGATAGCAGAATTAGCACCGATTAATTGCCAAAATTGGCTTGCATTGGGTGCTTGTATATACGGAAAGATGCCAATCGATAGAGCCTTATCGATACTGGGTGTAAGGAATGGAAATAATGCACCTGTAAATGTAAGTGTTGAGGAAATTAAAGCGTTAAGAGATGAGGGGATATCGTTTAGGCAAATAGCTGTAATTCTGGGCATATCCTTTCAGACCGTAAGAATGAGGATGATTAATGCTGGATTGCATGAGGTGAAAAAGTGAAAGTAAAACGTGTGAGCGAGTATGCACAACTACCAACAAGAGGTAGTAAAGATGCGGCTGGGTTAGACCTATATTGCCCATTTCATATTAAAGTACCTGCTGATAGTCAAAAGAAAATACCTCTAGGCGTGGCGGTAGAAATTCCGAAAGGCTATATGGGTCTATTAGTACCACGTAGCAGCATGAGTAAAACGCCACTACGATGTGCGAATAGTGTAGGAATTATAGATGCAGATTATCGAGGTGAAATCAGTATCGTATATGAAAATATATCTTGTAGCGATTACACAATATTTAGAGGTGATCGTATCGCACAATTAATTATCGTACCAATCGCTATTGTAGATGTAGAAGAAGTAAATAGTCTAAGTGAAACCGAACGAGGTATTGGCGGTTATGGCAGTACTGGTAGATAGACAGTAAGTAGACAGTAGATAGACAGTAGAAAGGTAAATATAGGCGGTGAAATATCCGCCCTATCATAAGAGGTGAGTAAAATGCCTAATTGGTGTGAAGGTTGGGTTAAATTCAGAGGAACATTAGTCGCTTTGAAGCGGTTTATTGAATGTGAATTTGAATGTTCAAAACCATTTATTGTTGAAAATGAGTTGAATCCGTGCATAAGAGAAAAAAGCACATTTTTAAAATCTTTGGTACGTACGTATGTTGAATATGATGATGTATCAAGTGCCAATTATGAAGTGTTTTGCAACGATGATGGGCTTGGTTTGTTTATAATTAAGCTAAATCATGCGTGGAATGTTCAAAGACAAGGCTATAATGAACTAGCAAAAAAGTACAATCTTGATATACGTGGCAAGTGCTATGAGGCTGGATGTAACTTTGTTGAAGAATTTGAAGTTAATCGTTGTGGTGAGGAAGTATTTTATAAGGTGTACGAATTCAACGATTATTACTGGGAATGTGAATGTCCAACATTAGGGGGTTAATATGACGAATTATAGCGGATACGTTGTACATTCTGATTATTTAATCGATGCACACAAGACTAAAAAGAGTGCTATGGAATTTCTAAAACAGTTAGCCTATGAAAGCGGTGAGGATATATTCACGATAGGTAAGGTTATGAGGGTAGGAAATGACATAGCACTCACAAATTCGGAAGTATACAAATACAGCAGAAAAGGGAAGGATTGGTTTAAGTTATGAACGATAAACAATTTACAGATGAACTATTTAAACGCATGTATGATTTAGGGTACAGAAAAGCAGAAATTGAAGATGATACACTATTTTTCTTTGTCAATGAAAGAGATTACCTATGCCCATTTTTACCACGTGTACAAGTCAAATGCACCTGCTTTGAAGAAAAAGACCAATTAATTGATGTTGGTGAGTATTTAGGTGTTGTTGACTGGATCAAAGTAAAAGTTGATACACCTATACTGGTTAAGGATTATAGTGATAAAACATGGAAGAAACGTCATTTTGCATGTTTTAAAAATGGATGTGTGTATGCTTGGCAAGGTGGCGAAACATCTTGGAGTGTAACCAATGAGCAATGTATAACGAATTGGTATTTTGCAAAACTAGCAGAGGTATAAATATATGATATGGTTTATGTTCTTTTGCTTGGTAGTTGCTATGGGTAATGTAAACAGTAGTTACGCAAATGCAATTATATTTGCAACATGGGGCGTGTTGGTTTATATGTTAGCCATTAATGGTGCATTTAAGGATTGAGGTGATTAATACTTGAGTGAAATTACATGGGATGAGAGAAAACTGATCCATGATGCTATAGAATATTTACAACCAGTAAAGTTGGTAGATGTACAAATAGCGTCAATCAACGAAGAAATTAATCGGTTAAGAAGTAATATTATATCGATAGGTGCGATTGATTACAGTAAGGATAGGGTTACAGGTGGTGGAACTCCGCAAGGATTAGAGGGGAGTGTTACTAAATTTCTTGATATATCAGAAGAACGAAATAAAAGGATTGAGAAACTAGCAGAGTTAAAATGCGATGCTATTAGATTAATTGATAGCTTAGACGAGAAATTAGGGGCAATTATATTGCGATACGAATTTGTGTTAAACAATACAACGGAAGATGCGTATAAAATGATTGGGAATTACTCGACTAAACAGGCTAAAAGGTATAAAGAAAGGGCATTAATAGAATGTGGTAAAAAGTTGTCCGCAAATGTCCGCAAATGTCCGCAAATGTCCGTATAAGTCTATGTCAACATATAGTAGAATATAAGGTGTAAAGGTTGCCGATGAGCAATCGTGCTGTTGCAGGCACAATAACCAAATATTGAGGTGCGGTTTTATATTTTGTTAAGATTTAGAAATACACGAATTGTTTTTCAGTCATACATAATCTATACTCTTTCTGTTCTCCGCACCTCATATATTGCACTTTGTAAACTGATACCGCATCCTTTCCAATGATGCAATAAAAGATACGTGATTTCATGAGCCTCCAAACAACTGAAATATATCTAGCGGTATCGGTTTAGAGAGTGCAATTATTTTTGAATAATCATTACACTATAAATGAATAAAACTATCACATAATGAGATATATCGCCACGGATATATCTCATTTTTTGTATAAACTTATCAGAAAGGACAAAAATGACACAGGTACATTGCGATAGAAAGCATTGCTTGAACAACGATAAATACGGAATATGCACTGCTGATGTAATCGAATACAACGGATTGTGTCAAACATACATTACAGCCAAGCATTCCTGTAAGACACATTGCGGAATATGTCGCAAGGATAAAGGCAAGTTAAAACGGAAAGGCGGTGAGGTTCTTAAATAATGGAAGTTGTAACAAAAAGCATACATGAACTAATTCCATATGATAAGAACGCACGCAAGAATGATAAAGCCGTTCCGTTAGTAGCCAAATCAATTGAACAGTTTGGGTTTAAAGTGCCAATTGTCATTGATAGAAACAATGTAATTGTATGCGGTCATACTAGATACAAGGCAGCACATGCATTAGGTATTGAAGAAGTACCTTGTATTATTGCTGATGATCTAACAGACCAACAAATAAAAGCGTACAGGCTGGCGGATAACAAAGTATCCGAGATATCGAAATGGGATAAAGGTATTTTGTCGTTAGAGATGAATGAAATATTTGATTTTGATATGTCGGACTTTGGATTTGAAATTGCTGACCCAGTAGATACTGTTGAAATAGAACTACCGCAAAAGGAAAACGAGCGTGAGCGGACGGCTAATGCATATAACTTGTATGATTTTGATGAAAACAGATGCACAGGGATATATGACATACCTACACTAGACAAGGTGATACATATGCCAAAGTCATTAATGGGGTTTAATTACTGTAAAAGCACACCGCCACAAGACGGCGTAGGGGTTCATTTCTTCCTTGATGATTATCAATTTGAGAGAGTATGGAACAGTCCAGAAGATTACTGTACCATGCTTGCAGATTATGATTGTGTATTAACGCCTGATTTTAGCTTATACATGAACATGCCGATAGCGATGATGATATGGAACACATATAGAAGTCGCTTAATCGGTCAGATGATGCAAGATTATGGGTGTACTGTTATCCCTACTGTGTCATGGGCTGGTGCGGATAGCTATGATTTCGCTTTTGATGGATTGCCAACAGGCGGAACAATAGCGGTATCAACTATAGGCGTTAAAAGAACAAAAGATGCATTCGATATATGGGTGCAAGGTATGGACGAATGCATGAAGATTGTTAAACCACATAACGTAATCGTATATGGCGGCGATATTGGGTATACATTCAATTGTGATGTAACATATATCAGCAATGCAGTAACAGACAAAATGAAAGGGTGAGTACATGGGTGGTAGAGGTGCAGGATATTCGCTAACAGGTAGCGGAGAAGAAAGCAAAGGCACGAAGAAAAGCAAGGCGAAATTAGCAGCATTACAAGCTGAGTTTGATTCTAGGTTCAATGAGCATGTAAACAACATGAGGGCAAGACAAGGCCAAGTATGGCACATTGAAAAAGCACAAGGCCGTGCAGAAAAAAATAGAGCGGATAAAGAAAACGCTAGATTAAAGAGCTTGCAAGATAAGATAGAAAAACAAAAACAAGTTATAGAACGTCAAAAACAACGTGATAACGCTAGAGGTAGTCTATTTGACTATAAAGGCAATTTAAATATTACAGCTAGAAACATCAAACAAGTAAAAGCGTATTTAAAAGACCTGGATAGTGGCAAAGTAACAACCAACCGCACAAAAGCAACTGTAAGAGCGTGGAAAATGAAAGTTTCCAATTTGGAAAATACTTTAAAAAGCAACAAAAAGGTAAAAATATCTAAATCTGCTCAAAGTTTGATTGATAGTGGCAAGGTTAAGCAATGGGCGAAAAAGCCAAATACGTATTTTATAAATGGACTAAAGAAAACGGCGTTAGAGTTACAACCAGATGGAACATTTAAACACAGTCCGCGTTATTATGGACCAGCAACTCATGAGCATGCAGCAAGGATAGCGAATTTTATCAAAACAGGTAATTTATAACCATATAGCACTGTAACACCACGGAAAGGAGGTAACATGGGGTGGCTAATTACAAAGCAACTGGCAATAAAAAAAATCTAAGAAACATAAGCAAGTTGCCTAAAGAAGAACATAAACGGCTTAGCGCACTCGGTGGTGTTGCTAGTGGCAAAACTAAAAGAGCCAGAAAGACATGGCGAGAAATAACCAATGCATTACTGGATACGCCTTTAAAGGATGGCCAAATAGATGAGGAAATACAAAGCCTTGCAAGTGCTAAAGGGTTAAACATAACCGCACAGACGGCCATTGTACTAAAGCAAGTAGTAAATGCAATCAATGGCGATAATAAAGCAGCCGAGTTCATATTGAATGTATCTGGTGGCATTGCAGAAAGTGAACAACCAACAGAAAACGATGTAAAGCGTGTTGACTTAACGGAAGTTATCATTCCACATTTTGACGTGGTAAGTGCTGATATTAAACGGCACAGACACACGCATTATTGGTTAACTGGTGGCCGTGGTAGTACTAAATCGTCATTTGCTGGTACTGAAGTAGTAGACACCTTGATGAATAACAAAGATTGTCATGCGGTTGTCTTGCGTAAGGTAGGGCAGACGTTGAAAAACTCCGTATACGCTCAAATAGAGTGGTGTATCGATAAGTTAGGTGTATCTGATAGGTTTACTTTCAAGAAATCACCATTAGAGATTATCTATAATCCAACAGGGCAACGGATACTATTCCTAGGTGTTGATGATCCGCAAAAAGTAAAATCAATTAAATTGCCATTTGGGTATGTTGGTATAGTATGGTTTGAAGAACTCGACCAATTCGCTGGCATGAATGAAATACGTAACATAAACCAGTCCTTATTACGTGGTGGTGATAAGTACTGGTGTTTTTATTCATTTAACCCACCTAAAAGCCGTGATAATTGGGTAAACGTAGAACAATTAACAGATGATGCAGACAGACTGGTAATCAAAAGCGATTATACTATGGTGCCTGTGGAATGGTTAGGGCAACAATTCATTAACGAGGCGGAAAAACTGAAAGAGGCACGGCCTGACCTGTACGCTCATGAGTATATGGGCGAAGTTACAGGCACAGGTGGCGATGTATTCCCTAACGTTGAAGAATTAGACATCACAGATGAAATGATAGATACATTTGATAATGTATTCCATGGCATTGACTTTGGTTTTGCGACTGACCCATTTGTATATATGAAAATGAACTATGACGAAAAGCACGATACTATTTATATCTATGATGAGGTGTATGGCACTAAATTAACCAATAAGAAAGCCGTGAACCTCATCAAGGATAAAGTAGGCGATAGGCCTGTATATTGTGATAGTGCAGAACCTAAATCAATAGCAGAATTCACAGAATTAGGTATAAGAGCCTATCCAGTACGCAAAGGGCCTGATAGCCGTGATTTTAGTATCAAGTGGCTATCAGATAGGGCGAAGATTTACATTGATAAAAAGCGTTGCCCTAACGCATATCGTGAGTTTATGTCTTACGAATTCGCACAAGATAAAGATGGTAATTTTATTTCTAGCTATCCTAAGCACAATGACCATACTATTGATGCGGTGCGTTATGGCTTACGTGAAATTATGGATGGTGCAAGATTTAGCTGGTAAGGGGGTACAATGCTAACAACTAATGAAATGTGGCAAGCAATCATAGAGGGGAATAGTGGCATCTCCGAACGTGAATTCTTGCAAAGTGAAATACGAAAATTCTTAAGCAGCAAAGATAGAAAAGATATGCTGACTGGTAGACGATACTACAAAGGTGAGCATGATGTTTTAAATAAAAAGCGGACTACCATTATTGAAAATGGCAAGTTGATGGAACTCGAAAACTTACCGAATTACAAGATTGTTGATAATCAGATAGATGATTTGGTAGACCAAAAAGTCAATTATATGCTTGGTAAACCGCTTGAAATTAAGACGGAAGATGACCGCATCACTGATATATTTAATCGTAAATTTCAACGTACGCTATTAAACGTGTGCAGTGATTCGCAGATAGCTGGTAAAGGGTATTTGTATCCATATATTGATGCAAATGGCGATATTGCTTTCAAGCGATTAAAACCTGAAAACATTATTCCTTTTTGGCGTGATGATGATCATACACAGTTAGATGCATTTGTATATCTGTATGATATGGAAGTGTATACTCCGCTCGGTGCTAATCAGACAGTAACCTTTGTAGAGTTTTACACAAAAGATAAAGTAAAGTATTACACCTATCAAAATCAAAACTTGCACATCAATCAAGAGAAAGACGAGCAACGCTATATTAATGCTGGTAACGTGTTCTATGATTGGGGCCAAGTGCCTTTAATCTGTTTCAAGGGCAATCATATAGAACAACCTATTATCAATCGTGTTAAGTGCTTACAGGATGCATTGAATGATATGTATTCGATGCTTGCAGATAACATGATGGAAGATAGTCGGAATACAATTCTAGTATTGAAAAACTATGACGGCACGGATCTGGCAGACTTTAGACAAAAGCTAGCACAGTATGGGGCGGTCAAGATTAATACTGTAAATGGTGATGGCGGTGTTGAAACCTTGCATATTGAGGTGAATACAGCTAACTTTCAATTCATTATCCATGCATTGAAAACGGCGATTATAAAAAATGGCCGTGGATTTGATGCAAAAGACGATAGAATGGCCAACAACCCAAATCAGATGAACATCATGAGCATGTACTCTGATATTGATTTGGATAGTAACCAACTTGAAGTAGAATTTCAAGCATCATTTGAGAAGATGATAGAGTTTATCGGACAGTACTATAACATTCTAGGTAGTAATGCACTTGATGATGTGGAATTTATATTTAATAAACTTACACCAGTAAATGAAAGTGAAATCATCAACAACTGCCGTAATAGTGTAGGTATCATCTCCAACGAAACAATCGTATCTAATCACCCATGGACATTAAACACTAATGAGGAATTAGAGCGATTAAAGAAAGAACAGGCTGAATTAATGCCTGACTTTGTAATCCCTAATGGTGGTGAGGAACATGGCGAATGATTACTGGCAAAAGCGATATGAACGCATCCTAGATGAATCATTTCAAAAGGCAACGCTTACAGATGATGAAATCAAACAGCAGTATGCACGAGCATTAAGGCGAATAGAGAAGGCTATTAATGATTGGTATCGTAGATTCGCCAATGAAAACGGCATTACCTTGCAAGAGGCACGAAAGCTACTTGATAAGTACGAAATGAAAGCCTTTAAGATGGATTTGAAAGAGTTTGAACATGAGGCGAAACAATTCGGAATGTCTAAGGAGCATCAACAAATGCTATCCAATGCATCGATGCGTGAGCGGTTAAGCCGTGAGCAGATGCTATATATTAATATGGTGCATGAAATAGAAGTCATGGCCCATAGTCAAAATGTATCGGTTAAGAATATGCTTGATGATGTGTATAGATCATCAGTATATAAGAGTGCATATACTGCACAAACGCAACGAGGCTCGTACTCAATGATTAATAGCATTGATGGTAAGCGTGTAGATAGTGTTGTAAATAGCCAATGGGCAAATGATGGCCAAGACTTCAGCGGCCGTATATGGAATGACAAGGTCAAGCTAATAACTAGCTTACAGAATGATTTCACGCAAGCGTTGATGATTGGTCAAGGTGCTGACACTATGGCAGATAACCTAAGTAAGCGAATGAAAACATCGTACAGCAACGCTAAACGGCTAGTAGAAACAGAAACAGCACGAGTACATGAACAGGGTTTTCTTGACAGCATGACAGAGCTAGATGTTGATAAGTTGGAGATACTAGCCACGCTAGATAGTCATACATCGCCTATTTGTAGGCGAATGGACAGAAAGATTGTTAGGCGTGTGGATGCTAAAACTGGTGTTACTGTTCCGCCATTCCATTGCTATTGCCGTTCTACTACTATCCCTTATATAGAGGGATTAGAGGGCGAAATACGAACAGGCAGAAATAAAGATGATAAAAGTATCGATGTTGATGGTGCTATTACCTACGAAGAGTGGGAAAAACAATATATTGATTAACAAGCAGCTTAACGGCTGCTTTTTTAATTGCCGTTTTAGTATTGTTAGGCGTAAAACAACAAGACCGTAATTGTGAGGTGTGGCTCACGATAATAAAGCGAAATGGGTATTTGTATAAGGGGGTCAATATGACTAAAGACGAATTAATGAAGTTAGGTTTGAGTGAAGAAGTAGCAGACAAAGTGGTGGAAGATTACGGCAAGAATTACGTATCTAAAGACCAATTCAACGCCAAAAATGACAAACTCAAATCGGTAGAGGGGGAATTATTAAAGGTACGTGGTGAAATTGATAACCTTCAAAAGGCTAATGCTAACAATGATGAATTAAAGAAACAAATCGATGCATTGAAAGCCGATTCAGACAAAAGAACCACTGAATACGAGGCGAAAATCAAAAGCATGGAAATCGATAACATCGTGAATACGGCATTGAGTGGTGTCAAATCTAAGAATAATAAGGCTGTGCGTGCTTTGTTAGATCTAACTGATGCAAAAATTGAAAACGGCGAAATTAAAGGGTTAAAAGACCAACTTGATGCGGTCATGAAAGAGAACCCTTTTTTATTTGGCGAAAATACAAAACCAACAGGCACACCAGCTGGCAATGAGGGCGGTAAGCATGGCACACCTACGATTACATCAAAGGAATTTGCCAAGATGAACTATGCTGAACGCTCGAAACTTTACGATGAAAATCAAGAACTTTATAACCAATTATCAAAAGGAGAATAAAAATATGAGCAAACAAAAATTCGCATTTTATTTACAATGCTTTGCAACAGGTACTACTACTTCTACCAATATGATTAAACCGCAAGTTATGGCTGATATGGTGTCCGCTGGATTGCCTAAAGCGATTAAATTCACACAAATTGCAACATTTGATAACACTTTGGTAGGTCAACCAGGTGAAAGCGTAACAGTACCAGTATGGGGTTATATCGGTGATGCAGTAGACCTTACAGAAGGTACACCGATGGATACAGAACAAATGACTGCATCTCACGATGATTACAAAATCAAAGAGGCTGGTAAAGCAGTTGAATTGACTGATAAAGCTATCCTTACAGGTTTGGGTGACCCAGTTGGTGCAGCTGCTCAACAGTTGTCTATGGCTATTGCATCTAAAGTTGATAACGATGTATTGGCTGCGTTGAGTGGTGCTACACTTACTTCTACTTCTACAAGTGCAATCTCTTACGATGGCATTGTTGATGCGGTTGCTAAATTCGATGAAGAACAAGAAGGCGTGGTGAAATATTTGTTTATCTCTCCAGCACAAGAGGCGACATTACGTAAAGACCCTAACTTCATCGACAAAAACAAATACGGCAACGATGTAATGGCTAGTGGTGTAATCGGTAAAGTCGCTGGCTGTAATGTTGTTGTATCTCGCAAAATCGTAGAAAATGGTGGCAATTTCACTAACTTTATTGTACAAGTTACACCAGAACCAGAAGATGGTGTTCCAGCACTTCCAGCAGTAACAATTTTTATGAAACGTGATGCATTAGTAGAAACTGATCGTGATGTATTAAAACGTACAAATGTTATTACAGTAACTGAACATTACATTGCAGCATTGACTAATAAATCCAAAGTTGTAAAAGCAACATTTAAAAAATAGTAGGTGAAATTATGGGAATGTTATTAAGATGATATCATAAAAATCCAACAGTAGAGGAAACTACTAATACGGAAGAAAATCCAACAGTAGAGGAAACTACTAAAGGTAAAGGATTGGTGAAGAATGTTAAAAAAAATTCTAAATCTGATTCTGAAGATAACGAATAAAAGCGTTGATGATGACACACCTATTCTTGAATACCTAATCAGTGCAGAAACTCGACGAGTATTGAATATTATTAATTGCGAAACGCTACCGATTGAACTCGAGCATGTAATAGTGCATCGAGTGGTTGGAGCGTATTTGCAAACTAATATTGTTGCGTTGGTTGGTGCTGAAAATCTCGATGTACCTACACAAATTAAAATGGGAGACACTCAAGTAAGTTTCAGCGGTAAAAGTGCAGCTGACAGATTAAAAGAAATGGCTCAACTATTCGTAAATTATGGAGAGGGTGAAATGACATGTTTCCGACGGCTGAAATGGTAGATAGGTATACAAAGCAAATCGAAAAACTTTACGATTGCGAATGTACGATTGAAACCGAAATCGACCAAATGGACGAAGAAACAGGGATAATGGCAAAATCAACCAAAATTGACGGCCCATATCCCTGCAGATTGTCATATAAAACATCGAATATTGCCAATATGGCTGAAATACCCAAATTTACGCAGTATACAAGCCTTTTCTGTTCGCCTAGTGTAATCATACCAAAAGGCTCACGAATAGCCGTTACAGGGCGAAATACGAAACAATTTTTTCGCAGTGCCTCGATTTCTGCACGATATGACACCCATCAAGAGGTGCAACTCGAAAATTTAGAGGTGCATTAGCATGGGTGTTGATTTTGACCTAAAAGATTTTACTGATTTTAAAGATAGTTTAATGAAATTAAGTCAATCAGGGAATATTCAAGCATTCAATAAAAAAGTGGTTGAAAACATGGCAAGTGTGTATGTGCGTGAGGCAAAGTTAAATACGCCAGTTGGTAAAAGGTCTGTAAAATTCATGCAACATGGAAAGATACAGACAAAATACTTTGATAGCGAACATACACGCCAATCATGGAGTATTGGTAAATATCAATTGAACAATCAAAGCGGTAAAGTTGAGGTATTTAACACATCATCATATGCATCCTTCCTAAACGATGGCCATAGGCAAGAGGTTGGGAGATTTCTTCCATGGATAGGTCAATCTGAAGGCGGCGTCATGCAAGGTGGCAGATTGAAAAAGCCTTGGGTAGATGGTGCGTATATGCATGAGAAAGCAGAAAAGGTAGTCAATAAGAACGCTAAACGTATTATGGAGATTACATTAAAGAAATGGATTAAAAATCATGGTGGATACTGATGTATTAACGGCTGTATCTAAGACTGTACATAAGGCATTGAATGTGCCTATATACCTAGAATTTAAAGAAAACAATATGACATTCCCATGTACTTATATCAAGGTCATTGAACCTAGTATGAGCAGACATGTTGGAACGCTATATAATACCTCTTTGGATTTAGACATCATGTATTACGCCAATAATCTTGATGTGGTTACAGATACAAGAAAGTTATTAGGAATTCCAAGTGTGTTGTATCAGATGCTTGAATTTGTACAAGTTGGGGAACGTACGATTATGGGTACTGGTATGAAGTATAAAGTGTCAGATGGTGTATTACATTTCTTTGTAACATATGAAAATATTTTACGAAGTGTATCTAAGCCAATTGAACGTATGAAACACATGGAATTAACAGAAAGGGTAAAAGATGGCAGAAATTGAAACAGTTGAAACGCCTGTAATGGCTGAACAACAATTTGATGCATATACAATCGTTGCATCTGATAAATATAGACGATATCGTGATTTGCTCACATGTCTATTAGATGAAGATGTGATGTATACGCATAGTGATATTGATAAGATTTTAAATCAGGCATTAAAAACGCCTGTGAAAGGTTAGTGAAATATGGCATTAGGTGGTGGCACATTCTTATTTCATAATAAAGTATTGCCAGGTACTTATATTAATTTCGTATCTAAAGACCGAGCATATGCAGAAGTATCAGACCGAGGCTTTGGTGCTATGATGCTTGCCTTTGATTGGGGCCCTAGCGGTGAAGTGTTCCGTGTAGATAATGATACTTTCCAAAAAGAATGTCAAAAGTACTTTGGTTATGATTATGGCCATGAAAAAATGAAAGGCTTACGTGATTTATTCCGTGGCTTAAAAACTGGCTATTTCTACCGCTTAAATTCTGATGGTGCTCAGGCAACTGGTACTATCGGTAAAGCTAAATACAAGGGCATCCGTGGTAATGATTTGGGTGTATCTGTACAAGCTGACCCAGATAATAGCGGTAAATTTATTGTAAATACATACCTTACAACTGGTGATGTTCGCAAAGTAGTAGACACTCAAAAGAATTTGAAAGATGCAACTGAATTGAAAGACAATGATTACATTATCTTTACTAAAACAGGTGCATTGACTGCTAGTGCATATGCTGCATTGACTGGTGGCACTAATGGCAGTGCGGTAACTGTTCAAAATTATCAAGATGGCCTTGATATGCTTGAGCCTTACTACTTTAATACAATCGGTTATGCTGGTTCTGATGATACTGTTAAAAACTTACTCATCGCATTTACAAAACGTTGCCGTGAACAAAGTGGTGCTAAATTTCAATTAGTGATTCATGGTAAGACTAAAGTCAACTATGAGGGTGTAATCTCTATCCTTAATAATGTAACCGATGAGGGTACAGAAAAAGGCTCTTTAGTGTATTGGACATTAGGTCAAGAGGCATCTTGTAATATTAACGCAACAGTGGGCAATATGATCTATGACGGCGAATATACTGTAAATGTTAAATACAAACAGTATGAACTTGAACAAGCTATTAAAGATGGTATGTTCATGTTCCATAGTGTTACTGATGCGGTAGGTGGAAATATTCAAGGTGATGTGCGCGTATTGAAAGATATCAACACATTCACGGAATTCAGCAAAGCTAAAAACCGAGATTTCTCATTCAATCAAGTCATTCGTGTACTTGATAATTGGGCGATTGATAGTGCTAGATTGTTCAATAAAACTCATCTTGATAAATCCCCTAATGACCAAGCTGGCCGTGAATCCTTATGGGGTGATTTAGTATACCTTGCTGAACAATATCAAAAGGTACGTGCGATTCAAAACTTTGATGATAAGGATATTCCAGTACCAACGCAAGGCGATAACAAAGAAGATGTATTGGTTAACGTACAATTACAACCAACAGTAGCTATGGAAAAATTGTACATGACTGTAGTAGTAGCGTAGGAGGTAACACATGGCAGATGAAATTTTAGATGCTTTAAAAACGATGGATGCAGGCGATGTAGTTTCTTCCAAATTGGCATCTTGCTATATCGTAACTGGCGGTAATAGATATTTGCTATTCCAAGCAAAAAAACTTACTGCAAAAATTAAGAAAAATAAAGAAAAAGTGGCTATTTTAGGCCGTATTGGTGCTGGTAATAAATCTACTTCCGTTGAATATAACGGTAGTTTGATAATTTACCATAACACAGCTTTATTTGACAAAATGGTTGAAAAATACTTGAAAACTGGTGTTGATACATACTTTGACATGCAAGTAGTCAATCATGATCCGACTTCTAAAGCTGGTAGACGCTCTGTAATTCTCAAAGGCGTTAACCTTGATGAATTAACGGCAGCAGAATTCGATGCTGACGGCAAATATATCGAACAAGAACATAATTTCACTTATGAAGGTGTTAAATATGTTGAACATTTTGATGAATTAGATGGGATGCAAGCCTAGTGCTTGCTCCCTTTTTTGTATAGGAGAAATTTACAATGACTGAAAATTTAAGTGCATTTTTAAAACAGAATGTTGAAGTAGTAAATGAAACGGAATATGTGGCATCTAAACGCATTAAAGGTGCTAATGGCGAGCCTATCGCATGGAAAATCAAGACATTAGCTACTGATGAAACTGAAAAAATGCGTAAAAAATACACTAAACGTATTACAGACCGCATCACACGTCAATCCGAAGAACGCTTTGATGCAACTGCATACAATGAAGATGTATTGTCTAAAGCAATTACATATCCTAATTTGTATGATGCAGAATTGCAAGATAGTTGGGGTGTAACGGAGCCTGTTGATTTAGTTAGAGCTATGCTCACACCTGGCGAATATGCTGACCTTTTAGCAGCCGTAACAGAGGCACAAGGCTATGATGTTGGCATGGAAGATAAGGTAAAAGAGGTAAAAAACTCCTAGATTCCAATGAAACAGAAACAATGTTCGCATATTTGGCGTTTGTTAAATACCATATGCGACCTTCTGTTTTTGCGGAAATGAGTATAAATGAAAAAGCGGTAGTAATTGCTTTTATCCAACAACACGCAAAAGATGAGCAAAAAGAGTTGGATAAGGCAAAAAGGGGGTAATGAATGGCTACACTTTCAAACTATATAAGCCTATCAACTAATATTCCTAATGCAATGAACGCAGCCGCAAATGCAACCCAAAAAGCCTATCAATCAATGAACACGTTGCACAACAAAATGAATGGCGTATCAAATGCAAGCGAAACGCTAAAAGCTAGCCTTGGTGGCATCATGAATAGCTTTGCTGGTAACTTATTGGCAAATGCAGTCATGAATGGTGTTGGAATGGTTAGGGGTGCTATTGATTCAATCACAGATACGGCTGCAGAATGGGCAAGCGTACAAGCTAGATTGAAACTCGTGGCAGGCAGTCAAGAAAATGCCATTTATCTAAATAAACAAATATTTGAATCTGCTCAACGTGCAAGAGGCGGATATATGGATATGGCTGATGCGGTAATTCAAGTATCACAATCGGCCCATGATGCATTCCCTGACCCTCGGCAAGCCGTAGAATTCATGGAAGGTATTCAAAAGGTATTCGCTATTGGTGGTGCATCGAAAATGGCACAAAGAAACGCTATGCTCCAATTAACGCAAGGTCTAGCGAGTGGGCAGTTACAAGGCGATGAATTCCGTTCAATCGCTGAAAATGCTCCAATGATTGAGAATATCATTGCTAAATCAATGGGGGTATCTCGTGGCGAACTTAAAAAACTAGCATCAGAGGGTAAAGTTACTGCTGATGTAATAAAAAACGCCATCATGAATAATATGCCTGAAATCGAAAAGCAGTTTGAATCATTACCAAAAACTTGGGGTGATCATATGCAGTCGATTAAAAATAAAGCGGTTCAAGCATTTGAACCTGTATTCCAACGTATTTCTGAACTTGCCAATAATGAGGGGATACGTGAATTAGTTGATAACGTAACAGGAGCCATTCAAACTGTGGCACCTGTATTCTATTGGCTTGTAGGTGTGGTTGGTGAAACGATTAACACCTCTATATGGGCCTTTAACACGTTATCAAACTTTATCCGTCAACACTCTTCTATCATGTATTTAGCTATGATTGTATTAGGTGGTGTAATGGCTTATTATGCAATTCAAGCTGGTATCGCAGCAGTTAGGACTATAATTGCCGCTGGTGCTATGGCAGTAAAGGCGGCGGCTGATTGGATAGAAACTGCAGCAATATTGGCTATGATAGTAGCACAAGAGGGATTAAATGCTGCATTGTATGCTTGCCCTTTGGTTTGGATAATAGGCTTAATTGTGGCTGTTATTGCGGTATTCTATTTAGCAATTGAAGTTATTAATTATTTCTGCGATACCAATATAAGCATCTTGGGCATTGTAGTTGCTGCATTCTATGCGTTTGGTTCTGTTATTTATAACGTATTCGCATTTGGCTGGAATATCATCGCAGCATTTGTCAATTTCTTGGCTAATGTGTTTAAAGACCCATTGCGTGCAGTTGGCAACTTATTTGTTGATATATGGAATGGCATCTGGGGATACATTAAGCAGCGTATTAACGACATTATCGGTGCTATCAATAAGATCCCTGGTGTAAAAGTCGATGAAGTTGGCGATTCAACAGGGATGCTCCAACGTTTTGAGATTGCTGGCGGTGAAAATACTGTTATGAACAAGATGGATTACACAAGCCCATTACAAGCTATGTCAGAGGGATATGGTGTAGGTGCTGGTTTAAGCCTAGAAAATCTAATTCCTAAGATGCCAGAAATCAACAAGCCGAAAGAATTCGATGTTAGCAAAATTACACCAGGCTCTGACCATGATTCTGCGAATAAGACGGCTGGTAATACTGGTAAAACCGCTAAAAACACAGGTAAAATTGCTAATTCAATTGATATGACAAACGAAGAAATCAAAGCCTTGCGTGAAAGTGCTATCGATAAATCGTTGAAAAAATGGCAAGATGCCAATGTTATCCATATTCAAATGAATAACGATGTGGAAATCAACAATGGTACTGATTTGGATGGATTTACAAGTCAAATCGCAAAAGGCTTAAAAGATGCATTCACGATTCAAAGAGAGGGGATATAAATGTACTATTTCTATTTAGGAACGATGCAAATACCAATCCCCCCTAAGGAATTGGTTACAACAATAAACGGAAAAAATGAAACTATAGACCTATTAGGAAAAGGCGAGGTCAATATTATAAAACCAGCTGGATTAACCGATATTTCTTTTAGATTCTTATTGCCTAACTCTGACTATCCATTCAATGAATCAATGTTGTTTAAGTCTAAGAAAGCTAAATATTACATTGATGAACTTGAAAAGCTAAAAACCACTAAGACAAGATTTCAATTCATCGTAGTAAGAATGAAACCAGGCGGACAGATGCTAGCAATGACTAATATGAAGTGTACGCTTGAAAGCTATGTCATTGAAGAAGATGCGGATAACGGCTTTGATTCGTACGCCAATATATCCTTGAAACAATGGAGAGATTGGGGAGCGAAACGCATTGAGGTAAAAACTGATAAGGATGGCACGGCAAAAGGTAGTGTTAAACAGGATAGACCAACGGATAATAAGGCAGTAGCATCTACGGCCAAAGTATCAAGAGGACAAACACTACAACAAATAGTTAAAAAGCAATTAGGGAATACGGAAAACCTATTCCAAATTGCTGCACTTAATAAAATAGCCGTACCAGCCATCTTAGGTGTAGGTCAAGTTATCCAACTAAAACGAGAAGGTAATAACGAATGGCTGTAGAAGAATACAAAACTGTTGAAAAATCTCAAATCAATGGCGTTATCACACCAATACCTATGCCAATGCAATTGCACTATGAATTAACCATCAGAAATAAAAGTACTGGTGATTTGTGGCTAGTAGAACCGCAAGATGATGTACAGATAATAAGGGCGATTGATTGCGTTCCAAGTAAAATGACGTTTAAATTACCTAAAGACCCTAATCTAAATTTTGAAGAGGGTGATACAGTTAAATTTACTTTAAATGGTGGTGCTGTATTCTTTGGGTATGTATTTGAAAAGCAACGTGATGGCAAGAACACTATATCGGTTACTTGCTATGATCAGTTACGTTACTTGAAAAATAAAGATTGCTATGTTATCGGTGCTATGACTGCTACTGAATTTATCAAGATGGTTTCTGATGATTTTGGATTAAAGTGTGGTTACATGGATGATACTGTGTGGAAAACGCCTGAAAATCCTAAAACAATATTCAAAGATAAGTCATTACAAGAAATGATATGTCAATTGCTTGATAAAACGACTATATACACACCTAATCATGCATTCTATCACTTGTATGATGATGCTGGTGAATTACGATTGGCATCGTTTGAAACCATGAAAACAGACATATACATCGATGATGAGTGCATGGAAGATGTGCAATATACCACTTCCATCGATAAGGATACATACAACTATGTAAAAATCGTTCGCACTGTCCCAAATGGTGCATCAAGCAGTTTAGAGAATACATTTATTGCTAAAGATGATAAAAATATCGAGAAATGGGGTAGATTGCAATATCTACTCATTCCTAAAGAGAAAGATATTAATGCAGTAGCACAAGCTAAAGCAATTATGGCTCATAAGAATAAGAAAAGCCGTGAGATTAAACTCAAAAATGTCATTGGGGATGTACGTGTACGTGGTGGTTCATTGGTGTATATCAATCGAAACTTTGGCGATATGATTGTTAACAATTACATGATGGTAACATCTGTTACGCATACGTTCAAAACAGGATTTCACGGAATGGATTTAGATTTGCGATACGTTGATAATGATGCAACATACGAAGTAGCAAAAGATGAAGATGCCGAGACAGTCAAAAAGATTGATGCGGCTAAAAATACACGCTCTAATAGTGCCGTTGCTACTGGTGCTGGTGGTACTGCTGGACAGGTTGATACTGCATTTAGTGCTAATGATGGGCGTGTATCTCAATATGGCAGTGTTGGGTGTGCTGATACAGTATGTGCGACTGGTTCATACTACAATAAAGACCTTGCTGCTGAATATAACAAGGGAACGGCATCTGTTCCTACACTTCGCCAAAACCTTGAGGCTAAAGGTTATGTTACTGAACAATTTAACGGATACGCTAACAAAGGCGATTTGTTGATTTATGGTGATGATGATCATGTGGTAATTGCTGATGGTGCTGGTGGTTGCTTTGGTAATTCGTCAAGCCGTGGCTATGCTATGAAATACGGCAACGCAAATTATGCATGGCATGATGACGAGGCACCGACTAAGATTATTAGAATGGGGGCGTCATAATGGATAGTGAATATATGAAAATAGTTGGCACTATTAAAGAAATAGCTAGTACTGTTATTGAAAATGGCGAACCTATGGAAGTAATCGTTGGTGAAGTGGTGAGTGTATCTCCACTTGCCATTAAAATAGATCCAAATCTAACCATACCAGAAGAAAACATCATTCTTACTAAGAATACTTGTGAATGGACTGTTGAAATGAGTGTAGACCATGTAACAGAAAATAGAGCTGGTGGCGGTGGATATGCCGAATATGCAAGTCATAACCACGATTACACAGGGCGAAAGAAATTCCTAGTGCATAATCAATTAGTTATGGGTGATAAAGTCATTATGTTAAAGGAAACTGGCGGACAACGATATATAGCGTTAGACCGTTGGTATAACCCAAATAGGGGGTGTACAACTAAATAATGGCAGATAATTTACTTTTACCAAAACAAAGCAATGATGCCCTTATTCCTGATACTGTAAATTATATTGAACCATCGCATACATATGATGTTGATTTTAGGACAGATAGCCAAATTAGAGGATATGCGGATAAGTTGCGAGCTATGGAGCAAGCGATTTATAAAATCATCAACACAGAGCGGTATCAACATATTATTTACAGCTGGAATTATGGTATCGAATTACAAGATTTATTTGGACAACCTATTCCATATGTGTATGCTGAGTTACAAAGACGGATAGAAGAGGCTTTGATGAATGACGATAGAATAACAAAGGTATACAACTTTGAATTTAGTAATAATGGCGGTGATGTCATGACTGAATTTGATGTTGATACTATATATGGTACATTACAAGGAATTAAGAAAGGGGTGAGCGGTATTGTATGAGCATATGACGGCTGACAGGATAGAAAAGCGAATGCTTGATAGAGTGAAAGACGAATTCGACCGCCGTGAGGGTAGTGTAATCTATGATGCTACGGCTCCAGCTAGTATTGAATTTGCAGAACTATATATCCTAGCTGATGTTATTTTGAAACAGGCCTTTGCAAGAACTGCAGATAGAGAATTCTTGATTCTACGTGCAGCCGAATTCAATATCTACCCAGAGCCAGCTACACAAGGGGAATTTGAGGCACAATTCAATATGGCTATCCCTATTGGTTCTAGGTTTAATTACAATGAATACAATTTCATCGTAACTGAAGTATTAAATGCCGATGAGCATAAATACAAATTACGTTGCGAACAATTTGGACGTTCACCCAACTTTGTAACTGGTGATATCACACCAATTCAAGGTATTAACGGCTTAACTACTGCTAAAATCGTGAAAAATATCACACCAGGCGAAGATGAGGAAGAAACAGAAGTATTCCGTCAACGCTACTTTGAGGCTTTGAAATCTAAAGCCTATGGCGGTAATGGTGCAGATTATAAAGAAAAGGTGTTAGCCATTCCTGGTGTTGGTGGTGTTAAGGTATACCGATGTTGGAATGGTGGCGGTACTGTTAAATTAGTAGTGTTAAACAGTGATTACGGCCCAGCAGATGATGAACTTATAAAAGAGGTTGAAAATGTTATAGATCCGATGCCTAAAGGTAAGGGTTACGGACTAGCACCAATCGGACATACTGTAACAGTAGTTAAGGCTGAACCTGTTCCAATTAATTACACAATCGAAGTAACAATGACACAAGGCCATCAAGTGGCAGAAATCAAGAATGCCATTGAAACGGCTATCAAAGAACGCTTAATAAATCGTTGTAAAGAGTGGGCGAAACAAGATGAAAAGCAATTCATCACAGTCCGTTCTAGCATTGTAACTGCATTGACAGTTGAACTACCGAACGTGTTAGATGTTGGACACATTCAAATTAACGGACAGAATATACCAAAGCTAGAACTAAAGGATAATCAAATACCTGTAATGGGTACGATTAATTTGGTGGCTGTATGATTACAGATTTTGGAATATTTAAGCGTGATATAGATATATCACAATTTGCCGTTCCATTAACTCGTGATTCTCGTGATATACAAGAAGTGTATCGTGTAGAAAACGCAGAATTAAATATACTATGGGAATTAATGCTCGGAATATTCAAGGAAGAATACATCTATACCGCATCAGACTATGGATTAGATGCATGGGAGAAAATACTTGATATTTCGCCTGTTAATTTAAAAGACACGCAAGGACGTAGAAACGAGATACTATCAGTATTAATCGGTCAACGTCCTTTTACTATGCCTAAAGTACAGGAAATGCTTGATTTTAAGTACGGAAAAGGGGTAGTAACTCACAGTGTAAACGGCAATGCATATGAATATTGGCTAGATTTCAAACCAGGTAATGAATACCTATTATTTAATGTTTTGGAATACGTTGAGCCAATCATTCCTAAAAACTTACTTATCAAATTTAAAAGTACAACTAAACTATCACAATCTGTATATATCGGCGGTGTGGTTGATGTTAAAGAAATTATTAGAATTGATGCAAAAATCAATATTGATGAATTAAGCACATCGAATAATACATATATCGGCGGTGTGGTTGATGTTAAGGAAATCATTAGAATTTAGGGGGTAACATGGCGAAATATCCTAGTATTTCTCAAACTAAAAATGGCCGTATCTTGATCGCAAAATCAAATGCGACTGGTAAAGCGTTAGTACCTATCAAAGTAGTAACTGGCGATGGACAACTAACCAATCAAAATATTGAAATAATGGAAAACGTAATTAATCCATTATTGGAATTGCCTTTTGCATCTCCAGGGCGATTCGTTAAAGAAGGACAATTTCAATTAGATTTCGCATTAAGCAATGAACACCTAGAACATGGTTTTTATGCTCGTGAAATTGGTGTATTTGCAAAATTAGATGGTGAAGATGATAGTACGGCGGTTATGATCGCATACACTAATGGTGGTAATTTTGTAGATTATATCCCAGCAAAAGACACACCTATCAATTCAAAAGTGTTTGAAGTAACGATTGCAGTCGATAACGCAGCAAGTGTGGTAGTACAACGTAGTGATGCGGCATATATCACGGCTGGTGAAATGGAACGTCATAACACTGATGAACATGCCCATGACAATCGTTTTAAAGCTATTCTCCAACAAGTCGATAATATGTTGACCACAGTCGATAATGCAGATGGTCAACCGAAAGCACCAACATTAGCGTTGGTAAAAACTTTGTTAAGTGGATTAAATATTAAAAATGGGCAAGATGTAGTAAAAGCATTGGGAGATGAAACATTACAGAGTTTGGGAGTACGATATGATTTATCTAACCCAAATTCTTGGTATATCAGCTTTGGCAAGCTATTTGGAGGTTTAATTATCCAAGGGGGAATTTGCGGTGAATCTGCGAGTAAAACTACGTATTGGACATATCCTATAGCGTTCGCAAATAAATGCTTTACCATGTCTGCCACGTCACTAATTGAGCAATACCAGACGTACGCTTGGGCAAAATCTGTAAATAAAACTCAATTCATATCTGGACTAAATAATGACTATAATGGGTATTACGCATCTAACGCTATGACATATGTAGCAATTGGAAATTAAATACCTATAGCAACATACTCCATGATACAGGACTGAACTCCACCGCCTACTTCATAAGCAGTGTATTCAAAACTCGTTTTTGTAAGCGAGGAGTGGATAACATTGGCGATTACTGGTGATTCCGTTCTGTTTTCTTTTATTCTAAAAAGAGGAATTATAATGGCTGGTACACCTTTAAAAGATATGCTATACGTTACTTTACCAGTTCTATCATTTGTAGACATATCTCGCCACCCTTTACTATCGGCATTAAATCCCCCTTGGTTAAACTCCTATAGCAATATAGGAAATTTTAACCTTTTGTGCCGCAGAATGTAATTCTACATGGTTAAGTTTGAAATCGGTATTAGTTACTTCTCTCTGTAGCACTCTTGGAAATGTTACTAAATAGCTATCTTCATAATGTAATGATGTAGGATTGATATATAAAGGTATGTTTTTAAATGCAATTGGATATGTAAATGTTTTTAATTTATTAGTGGCGTTTACATCATAATACTCGTTTTCCATTCCCCCTTGGTCATTTAAGTAGTTCAATCGCCTTACGTAATTGCCTAAGCGATTTGTGCGTATATATTCCGTCGGTAACATTAGATGATGCATGGCCTAACAATAATCGTTTAGCATTATAGTTAGCACCTATATCATCTAATCTAGTAGCGAATGAATGACGGCAATCATGGGGCGTATGTTTGGCATTGATGGATTTCATGGCTAATTTAAAGGTGTTAGAAAGGGAAACATAATTTCTTTCCTCTATGATCCATTTATTAGATAATCGAGATTCAATAAATGGCCAAATGCGATGATGAATGGGAATGATGCGGATGCCTGCTTTGGTTTTGCTTGATGTAACTTTTAAATATCGTTGTTTTCGATTAATATCGGTGCTTTTTAAATTAATTAATTCACTGGCACGCAATCCAGTGTATAAGAGTATTAAGGGTAATTCTGCATTGATACACCATAAGCGGTTAATTTGATTAGTGGTGAATACCTTGCGTGGGCGTTTAGGGGTATTGTGGCCAATATTCAAATATTGACTATATGACTTTGAGCACCAGTCATTAATAATTGCAAATGAATATAATTGATTAAGTAAAGAGCGAACTTTCTTACATGATGAATAAGAGAGTCCGCTCTTTAGCATATCTGATATTATATTTTGCAATTCCATATATGTGATTTCGTTGATAGGGCGGTGAGTTATAGATGATACATGATGATAGGCACATTCATATCCTTTCATTGTATGTGGCGAAACATTTAAGGAATGTAACGCTAACCATGAATGATACACATCAGCTAATGTATGGGTATCACACAATGCCGCCTTAGCCTCTTGATAAGAGGCATAATAACCAATGACCTTATAAGCAACATAGGGGCGTTCATGTGCCCCTTTTAATTTCTCAATTAATTTCATAGTAACCTCCAAGAAGAAAGGAGAAGAATATATGTATGTATTTGTATTAGACGAAAAAGGTGTTCGTCAAACATCTTATGTAGTTGGCGTTCATGCTGACACAGTAGAAGAAATCGAGCAATTAGCGAAACAATCTTATCCAACTGCTAATATCGTAACAGGGGATAGTGAAATGCAGGCACAATTCACAAGTGGCAAAGCATACGTGAATGGTACTTTCATTGACATTCCTGTAACACAATATGAGCCAACAAAAGTAGAGCAGATTGCAGGCATTAAAAAATACTACGATACACGATTTAAAACGCTAGAACAAATGGTGCTACGCAGACGATTAATAAATGGTGATATTTCTGATTTGCAAGAACAATACAAGAAACTCAATCAAGAAATGATGCTTAAAATTAAGGCGGTGAAATAATCATGGAAGTAAAAAGCGATATTCCTGTAATGCAATTTTGCGAATGGTGCTATGCCACTCTTAATGAAGATGGCACTTGTCTTACACAAGATTGCATCCATAACGAATTAATGGATTTAAAAAAGGACAATACAGATGCTACCAGTCGAACATAATATTCAGGTATATCAAGGTGAATATATTACATTAACTATTGGATGTGATTCCGTAGTTGATGTAGAAGATGTATTCGCTTGTATTAGGCGGTATAGCTGGGACGAGGAAATAATAGAACGCTTTGTGATTACGAATAGTGAGCAACCACTTTTAGAAGACGAAAAAAGCAAACTCAATTTAACGTTAGACACTAATTCGATTGATAGCGGTACTTATTATTGGGATTTGTTTATCTGGGCAGGCAATCGACCTGTTAAATGTTTAGTAAAAGGTAAGGTAATCATCAAACAAGGAATAAGTAATAGAGGTAAATAAAATGAGTGAAAATACTATTAATATTTATATGGGTGCAGAAGATAAAGTTAATGTTAAAGACAATGCACAAATCATTAAATTAAAAGGCGATAAGGGCGACCCATTCCGATATGAGGACTTTACGCCAGAGCAATTAGAGGCATTAAAAGGCCCTAAAGGCGATAAGGGCGAGGACGGACGAGACGGACGAGACGGCACAAGTGCTACGGCTGACAATGCTCATCAGCTATTGCTAAATGGTAACATGTGGTGTGAAAGTGCTAGCGTTGACGATGTACTCACCGCCTTAATTGGGAATATTGGCAAGCCGTTCCCTAGAACGGACGTTAAGCCTTTAACAATTCCTAGTGTCATTCAAGGGCAACAGGTGGTAACAGTTACAGGCGAACCGCATTACAGCGTTATGGTAGTTGGTAATGACACACCTTTCACGCTCGACAGTACTGGAGCTTGTAGTGTAAATATTCCACCTCTAGGCGAAGATGATATAAAAATCACTTATCACGATTTCACGGGTGCAAAAGTGGCGGACTATGCAATTAAAGGCATATCCAACGAACACGCCGACGCAGAATATACAGAAAATGGCATTGTGTATAAACTCTATGGCGATGTGTTGAAAATGAACATTACCAACAATACAGTGAATGGTAATTTCAACGTAAACCCTAAGCGTTGGAAAATTTCTACTATGTCTATGTATGCCAATAAACCGACAGTGCTTAAATTAGGAGATAACTATAATAGCTACGGCCCTTATTATATTGAAACTCCTGAAAACGTAACATTTAAAGGATTTAATAGTAACATGCATATAACCATAGCTACATCAACACAGGAATTCAAAACGATGGCCTTTGATAAGACTACTATCGAATGGGATGCATATAACCATAGCTACATCAACACAGGAATTCAAAACGGCGACCATTTATAATTAACACAAGGGAGAACACATGCAAGAATTAACGAATTTCATTGGCGAGGCTTGGCGGACGTTGACGGATTCATTCGTTCTAAAAGCCTTGCTTGCCGTCATCGCTGATGTGGCGATATATATGATTGGCTTAAAACACGTGCAGGTGCTAGGAATATTCATATTATTGGTATTCCTAGACCTCATTACAAAATGGGCGGCGCTTGGGTATAAAATGCTGGTAGACATGGGTGCTAATCCAGACAATCTAAGCATGGCGGATAAATATATAGCCATTCCTGCAGCATGGGGGAAAGGATTGATTTCTTCTAGGCACATGAGAAAGCCATTTGTAACAAAAGTTTTAACGTATTGCCTTGCCACTGGCGCCGCATGGTGCTTTGACTATATGGCAGGTCAATACGCTTTCGCCGTCAATATCGTGTGGCTGTATCTCGGCTCGGTGGAACTATTGAGCATTCTCGAGAATATGCGAGACGGCGGAAATACTACCATATCTGGATTGCTCGACGTTGTTCATGCAAGAGTAGATATGATTTTGAAAAAATAATATAGTGTTGTTTGTGCCACGCTCACGATATATGGGCGTGGCTTTTATATTGCAGAAACAGAGGTGCATATAATGAAAATTGGTACATATTTCGATGATTACGAATTTGCTTGTAAATGTGGCCGTCATGGATACGATAGCGACGGACACCCTATTCTCGACCATGTGATTGATAAAAGGCTCGTTGATGTATTGGACGCTATCCGTGAGCGTATCGGCCAACCTATCGAAGTGTTAAGCGGTTATCGTTGCCCAGAACATAACGCAGAAGTTGGCGGTGTTCCAAACTCTCAACATGTAGAGGGTACAGCCGCCGACATTACTTATGACGGCATTAACGTGGATTATCTCGCCGAAGTGGCCGAGGAATGTGGTGCCGACGGCATAGGTAAATATTACTATCAAAACTTCGTGCATGTTGACGTAAGGGGATATGCAGCACGTTGGAACGATTTAGACTAAGGGGGGGATATATGTATGTTAAAATCAAACGTTTTACAGAAAAGTATCCTTGGAGTGTGCCTGTTATTCTTATCTTTATTTGCCTTACCTGTGTATGGTTCTACACCGACAGAACCAGTAACATTGACACCACAGGAATACGCAACGCTCAAAACGAACTTCGGAACGCTCGAGAATACAATCAACAATCAATTGACTACAATCAACGAGTTAGAAATGCAGTTGAAAGTAGCCAAACTCTCAACGAGCGAACAGAAGAACGAATTAGCACAAGCATTGAACTTAATACAAGAACAGAAAACGCAATTGACAGAGGCACGGAACTTACTGCAAAAGCAAGAGCAGATGCTGAACGAGCAAAAGTTATCATTGGCCAAAGCCGAGATATACTTAGAGCAGCAGAAGAACGAAATCAAAAAAGCGAAAATCCAACAACGAAACAGTAAATTATTAAATATCCTATTGGGTGGAACTGTAATTTATTTAGTCGTTAAAGATTGAGGTGATCCGTACATCTCCATAGCGTGTAATGGCGGATACACGCAACTATCAACCAATAGTTTACAGTTGAGTAGTAAAGTAATTATTTATAACTGAATAACATAATAAAAGCCTACTAGCTTAGAATAATATCTAGGTTAGTAGGCTTTATTTTTTTTAGAATGGTATAATTAAACGTAGCGGATAATGCGAATTTGCGATATAAAAGCGGTTCGTACAGCGTGTCATATGCACCACCAAAATAAACCCGCACTGTTGTGCGGGTTTTTCTTATTGTCTGTCTAAGAAAATGGGTGCAAATCAATGTGTATTATTTTGAAAGCTTCTTTTGCTTTTCTTTTTTTATTTGTTGGATACTTTTAGTCGGTGTAGCTAAATCTTCTGGCATAGTACCGCCTAATTCTTTAATGGTTTGCCGCACTTTTGCCCCAACGTCATGGTGAACCTTATTAGCTTGTGGTTTTCCTTTTATTCCCTCACGGCGTAATTTTTCATCAGTTTGTGTAGCGCGGAATAGATTAGCAGCAAGTTCAGTACTTCCCATATAATCTAAAATCTTCTGAGATTTTTTTAAACCTTTTCTAGCATGAATTTGTTTTACTCCTAAACCGCCATATAAACCTTTATATCCTTCATTTTGAAAAATAGCATAATCTCTTGGTTCTTTTATTCCTGCTTGGTTAGCGGCTTCAGCTAAAGAAATATTATGCTCTTTAATATCTTGTCGGATTTGCAAGCGTAAGCTATCTTCTTTTTGCAATTCTAATTGCTCTTGCTTGTGAGTTTTTACCGCAAAATAAGTTTGAGCTAATGCGATTACCTCTTTACGCGGATTACCATTCATAGCGATTAAGTAACAAGCGTATCTAGAGAGTACTATATCTTGTATACTACGTTGTAAGTTAGCCCCAACATCTACCAATTTGTTGACGTCAACAAATTCGGATTGAACCACATGACCACTGGCTTCACAAGCATTTTTTGCCTTTTCAATAATTTTATAAAAATTTCGCCATTCGGAGTATTCAAGTATCCCTTGTAAATCCCTAGCATACCAATACTCATTACCTTCGTCATCAAGTTGTTTTATCGAATCAAAAGGCGATGTATACGAACCTGTACTAGTATCTTCCTCAAGAAAAAAGAAAAACATATAAGTTTCACCTCCTATTATGATATGTGTCCATTTCTCTGTATACATACTATTTACCTAAGTCGATAGTTTTTTATTAAAAGAATCTTGCTGTTAAACATGTTAGAGCGTGTAACGGTATTGTAAAGCGGTGTAAGTATGGACATAATAAAATAGCTAACAAGTTTAGCAAATACATTAACGCTACTGGTACTAGCACTAGCAATTTTAAACTTGTTAGCAAAGACTAAAAAGCAGGCGGGTGAAAGCCCAGCCACCTTCTCGACATCATTGTAAATCAACGAGGTGAATTATGCAATATTTAGAATGGCTGATTAATATAGCGACTATTATTGTTTTAATATTAGTAATCGGATGTTTTGTTAGAAGATTATGAAATTGAAATTTGGACTAGATGATATTATGACTACACAAGAGGCTGCAGAGGACAGTGTTAGAAATAACATTGATATTGATTTATCTCGAGTAAATCATGACCAGAAAACAATGGTTATGGTCAAGACAGATTAACTATGACACATGAATTAGGACATCTATTATTACATCGCATAGAGACGATTACTTTGGCGAGAGAAGATGGTGACATACCACCATATAAGGATCCTGAGTGGCAAGCGAATGCATTTGCAGGTGAATTACTAGGACTATATGAATATATTAAGGACATGAGCATAATAGACATAGCAAGTCATTATGGAATCACAGAAAAAGCAGCATCAATACAAAGAAGAAATCCTCTAATTAATGTTAGAGGTATTAAGTTAGTGATGTATATATGCTGA